AATTAGTTTATGCTCTATCGTCCAAAGCCACGAAATGTGATTGACTCGATGCGACAGTGCCCTTGTACGGGGTCAATGCTGAGGCCCTTACAGGCTGTCCGTCAACTCGAAGTACAAATCTAAAAACGGTCTCATCATAGTCAAATTTTACGTGGATGCTTCGATCTGTCTTTATCCCACCTTTATCGGCCAAAACATACCCATTCGCAAAATCTGCCAGGATAATATCGCCTTGGTCTCCTAAAGTCTGGCATTGCTCAATGGGAAGTACCGGACGTCCAAACAACGTTCCATAAGGAAGGCCACTCAATCCGCCTGCGGGCATATAGACAGGAATTCCACCCGTGCCTACATCCAAATGAAGAGTAAAAAGTTGTGGCTCAACATTCTGGTTAATCAGCCATACAGCGCTATTCCGACTTGAGGCAAAAAGCCTGGAATACATCTTGACGATATTTTCCGTCATTATTGTATCCGCTGCCTGTCCAGCTTCTTTCGCTACACTTACAAGGCTGCCTGCCTGCAAAATCCCTTTTGGTTCTCCTGCCCCAGTTCCATTGATAATTGCATCGTCAATCCTGAACCCAAACTCACCTTTAAACCCATCACGGATAACACCCTCAAGGGCCGCCGCATCGTCCAGAAGCTCGTCTGTTGCATAGCAAAGACCGATTAGCTTATGAAGATTCAGCTCAATCTGGCGAAATTTAGGCTTAGTTCCCGTGCCTTTTGATCCAGCTTCCTTTATCCAGTAGGCTATAATGCCACCATATCTGTTTGTTGCCCTGCTGGTTTCGTCAATACCATTGATCTTGATACTGTTGGATTTTCCCGATATCGGTATTCTCCGACATCTAGATGCCAGGATTCCGGTCTCGAAAACATCCTGAAGTAAATCTGTTGCAAAATCAGTCTGCACCAGAAAACCACCCTCCGAAGGAACGGTCTCACCCAGGCCGGTTGCAGCCCGAATATTTCTCAATCGCGGATCAACTAGCCCTCCAGGCATTCCGGCCTGCATAACAGCAACCAACTGCTCGCCAAAGGACAGAAACGTGTCTTTTCCAGCACGATCAGGGCTGGCAATTATTCTTGCGCCATCAGGCACTGTCAAAGCTGCCGCAGGTGCTGTCAGTTCCTTTGCCATTTTCTCCTGGCGCTCCTGAGCCTCTACTACCTTGCGGGTCGCATCAATCTTATCCATCATTATAGCTTTAAGATTCAATTCCTCTTCTGTTGGATCTCGGTTTTCTGCTATACACTTTGCATCCATATCGCCAATCTTTTGCATTAAAGCAGCGATTTCTTCTCTATACTGACTAATCGTTTTCATAAAATCCTCCTCTACTTTGTTGTGGCCATTACTATATCGGCCTTAGTTAATAAATCTTGTGTGCTTCCCTCCTTTATTTTGGCTGGCTCAGCATCTCGCTGAGGGGGCTTGTCATCAGTCTGGGCATCTCGCACATCCTTCTTGACAGGCTCAGTCTGGGCATCTCGCACAGCCTGAAAACCCTTCGCCAATATTTCCTTGGCGCGACTGCGACTGGCTCCAGCATCTCGCAGGGCCTGCTCACAGTCTCGCTCATTAAGTTCTTTCTCAACATCCTTTAATATATCTGGCACATTTGCAAATACTGATAGATCAAACATGGTTGCGCTTGCCTTTTCATCCTTATCCTTCTCAATACCGTCTATCATTCCCATTTTAAGGGCTTCCTCTGCTGTCCACCATGTTTCTGCTTTCATATAATCAAGTCCTTCATTCTCTTTTATGCCCATTTTTTTGGCATATTCTTTAGCTAACACTCCATCGATCTTATCCAGAAGATCAGCTTCTTCTCTTAATCCGTCAGCATTGCCGATCACAAAAGACCACGCCTCGTGAAACATAAAGAAGGCATTTTCGGCCATTAAGACTTCATCACCCGCCAATGCAATAATTGAGGATATAGAAGCAGCTAGACCATCAATATGAATAACGGTCTTTGACTTGTGTTGTTTGATGGTGTTTGCAATCGCAGTACCTTCAAAAACATTACCTCCAGGACTATTTAGTCGAATATGAACCGTTTTAGCTGTAAGTGCATTCAAATCTTTGGCAAAGGTTTCAGCCTCAATGCCAAACCATCCGATTTCATCATAAATATAGACAGTCGCTTCATCAACTTTTGATGTTTTTTCACCAGGGCCTGGTCTCTCTTTCCTTCTCATATCACCGCCACATTCGGGGCATTTTATATCTTTACAATGCCTCTCCGATTCCATCTCATGACCGCATTCGATACATTCACAATTAAAAGTTTCATTTTGGATCTTATGACCACTTTTAGCCTTTATTTTGAAAGGACTGCGCCTATTTGTTTGTCTTATTGCCATTGTTGTCTCCTTATTTTTAAAAATATCTTCTTCTTTTTTAGCAGGCTCAAACATCCCATCTTTTGATTTGCAATGAGATTTTGCAGAGGCTTCTGTCCAGATATCTTTGTCATACCGGAGAGCCTGGAGTTTGCTGCCAGCATCCTTACCCTCATAAATTCCGTAAATATGGGTAATGCACTTATCATCATGTTTTTCAGCACATTTTTTTGAAGTAAACCGATCAAACTGATCGGGGTCTTCCACCCGTCAACTATGATACTGAGGGTAGGGAATTGTCTAACCCTCCTATATGATTTATGTTTTCCGATCTAATAATTTTAGCTTGGCTTTCGGTTCTTCTTTTATTGATTCTTGAAATGGTCCCTTTCCAGTATTCTTAACCAGGTATTTGTCAAACTTGCTAAGTGGTATTAAACCCGTTGGCATCCAGAGTTCATCAGCGAGAGGATCAGCAATCGGGTTCATATCTTCTTTTGCGCGACCTTCGTTTAGTGTCTCCAATCCTGTCCCGATCATTATCTTGTGATACAAAGCTCTATCTTTAGAATTTGCACGTAAAAGCCCCTCTATTGCATGTTTGAAATAAAGTTTTTGTTTCTGTTCATTGGGGAGCAGAAGCTGCATATTATAATTCTGCTCAAGCCGGACTAACCATAACAAAATACAATCGCCATAATAAGATAGTTGCTCGCTCTCGATATTATTGAAGGAAGACTTTGAGAGATCCTTCAGTTTATGCGGTGGCAAATTAAACCATCTGGCGATATCGCTAATATGATGAATTTTCGATTCTATGAATTGAGAATCTCCTGGGGGAATGCCTATATTTTTAAGCTCCATCCCGTCCTCAAGGAGCATAAGCCGGTGAGACTTTCCGAGTCCTGCATAAGTATGTTTTAATGCTTCTCTTAGTTTGTTATCTTTGATGTGATTAGGATGGCTAATTGTTGCGCTCGGATGTGTACCCTCTCCAAAATACCGGCTACCGAAAGTCTCCATTGCCATACCCAGACCAATGGATTTTCTTGCCATTGCAATAACTGAATAACCCTGAAAACCATCAAAGCCAAGCCCTGGGATGTGTAAAACCTGTTCCCTGGATAATTTTACATTAGGCTTACCATCAATTTGGATATCATAAATAATTTCCCCGTTAACTCCCCATTGCATTTTTTGAATACGATTCGGAGGGATTGGCCAAAGCGCTGTAAGATTACCCATCCCATCTCTAACCTTTTCTGCATAGCCATTACCCCAGGTAAGGATATGAGACATCATTACTGCACGCCCAACCTCTGATGTCATATAGGGATTCCATTGGTCGTGCATGATACGATAGATAGATTTATGGTCTGCTATTTGGTTGGATTTGCCGGTTTTCTGCATCAAATGGAGGGGAAGGGTGCTTATTGTACCGGAGATAAGGGTAACAGCATTAAATACAGCGGAATAAGTTAATGCGGTAGATTCTGTGACATCCTCACCGGATATAGATTGAGAACCGATAAGATTCCAAAGTGAGGGATCCCATGATTTCTCGTTTGTCAGGGATAAATTATAGACCCTTTTGGCTGCATGCTTAACCTTCTGACCAGCATACCAACCCAAAAGATTCATTTTACTGAATAGATTCAAATAGACTGCCCTCAGCTAAAAATTAGCTTACGGGCGTATTATGGGGGGTGGAAAAGTGGAAAGCAATGGGGTAAACTTCGCTAAAGGTTATAAAACTTCACACTTTTTTTATGGATATTTGAATATATTTTAAAAAAATGCACTAGTCATCTCTTTCTTCCTTCTTAGCAAATCGACAAGTATCAAGCGATTCTCTTGTAACCCGCCATTGACCAGCCGGTGTCAATACTGTTTTAAGATGACCATGTTCTATCCATAAGTAAACTGTCCGTTCGGTTACGCCATAATATACAGCAACTTCACTGACTCTGAGGGTCGGTCTGGCTGGTAAGTCTTCAATTACTTTACGTTCTTTTATCTGCTTTTTTACTGTTGGTTTTTTTGCCATTTATAGTTTTTCTCCTTTTCCTTGAGGCCATTATATTTTTTTTACCAATTTCAAGTATTTTTTCCCACGCTTTATCTGCTATTGGTTTTCTTGCCATTGGTTATTTCTCCTTTTTATTGAAATAATGGATTAATATTAAGTTCAGTGTTGAGCGTAGCGAAATACGTCTGCAACGGCTTATTAGTGATTTCTATGGCCTATCTTTCTCAACCATATTTTTGTTGTTTATACCTTCAATAAACTTTCCAAATTCAATAAATTGTTCACCAGAACAATGATGCAACTCTGTTGGCGACCGATCATCAAATGGAAGCTCTCCGTCATGCCACACTGAAACGTCAACACATCCACCCATAGATGAACCACTCTTATACTGAGTCCAAGATTTATCAAAGACAGCAACAGCTTTTCCGGTGTAACCACCCATTTGTGGATACCAACAAGCATATCCGACTTGATTATCTGTTTCATAAACTTTTTCTTTATTTGAACATTGGTCTCCAGTTGGTATTTTCATTCTTCCTCCATTCCGGCCCTTGACCGTTGATTTTGTTGATACGTTTGTCCGAGAACTAACATGCAGTTCACCCACTTTTTTTAGTTGGGTGCAACTACTGGTTATCTTTTAATTTTACCCGTCCTCCACAAGTGCATTCACGTCTTGTCACAATGATTTTATAATGCCATCTTCTCCTTCATTTCCTCAAAAGTTAATCCATCATAAGCCGATTTAATCACAGTTGGCATCCTTAATAGCCTATCTAATCCGAGTAATATCCCTATTATCCCATCGATCTTTCCCTGACTTGTAGCTTTGTTTGGTGATTTGCCACCCCCAGTTGGATTAATTTTAACTGATACATTATCAGCCATCCACCGCAGAACAGGATTCCCGCCATGATTTAATTTCCTCATGAGTAATAGGGTCTCCAGCCTTTGGCATGGCCCATTCATGGATACCCAACCCATGCCGCAGGCTACAACTTTTGGCGCTTTATCGTTTCCCCCAAGTTCCTCATCAAGTTTCTGTGAAAACTCATAACCTTGGAATCCACGGTCAACCGATATGCTATTAATGTCAAATTTCAGGCTATCGGATACGATCTGAGCCCGTACAAAATCATAATTAATAGCATCACCTTCGGTTGTGAGTAAATATCCCTGCTTTTTCCAGGATTGATATTGCTCACGGTATTTATTCTTTGTATCAAATAATCTCGCTTCAGGACACCATACCCGAATCAGAATGTCAATCAGATCTTTATCATCTTCATTAGGGAATAGCATTACCCATACCGTTAAATCAGATACTGCTGATAGGTCAATCCCGCCATAACATGCCCTACCCATGCAGCTTTTCTCTGTAACCGCCTTAATATTGTTTTTATCCCACAAAGCAAGGTCTATCCACCTATTTTCCTGCTGTACCCAGATATTCAGGCGTTTCGTAAGGAAATTATTCTGAGCAGAGGGCATCTGCTTTGCAACCCTGGCTTTATCTTGCATATCTTCGAGCTTTGTCATATAACCTGGTACTGGATTCCCTTCCTTATCAATTCCAAACCGCTTTCCACTTTCAGTTATACCGATAAGTCCTGGGGCGGCCTTCACCCAGATATCCTCGTCAGTCCAATCGTCCTCTCGCTGCTGGCCTTTCCTGATCCTTTCTTTTTTCTCCTTTAAGTCCGGCCAATCCTTTTTCATATCCAGAGTGAAAATGATTCCAAAAAATGAGTCATCTTGGACTGTGTTTTTGAGGATTTGCGTTAAATATTCTCTTGTTTCATAGCAGATTCCTGTTTGATTAAAGCCTGCTGTAGTAATAATACAAATTAACGGTTGGGGTCTTGCTCCAACACCATCTGAAATCTTATCATATACTTCACGGGTCGGATGTGCATGAAGCTCGTCAAGGCTTGCAAAATGAACATCAAGGCCATCTAACGATTTTGGAACGCTGGCGACAGCTTCACACTTAGAAGATGTTTCTGATATTGACATATTGTGTTTAAGATAAGTAATCTTCTTTGCAAACCAGGATGTTTTTGTCAGGTTTTGAATATTTTCCCAAACAATGCGAGCCTGTTTTACCGTTACCGCAGCACAATATATATCCGCACCCTGCTCTCCATCGGCTATAAAGAAATAAGCACCAAGGCCACCTAAATAGGTCGATTTACTTCCCTTCCTGGCCATCTCTATATAAGCCTTCCTGAATCTTCTTGTCCCATCCTCCCGATACCATCCCATCAAAACCCAAGTAATGAAAGTCATGTGTGGGCCAAGTACAAATTCCTTGCCCTTATATTCTCGCCCCTTCCACAATTTCAGGAATGAGAAAAACTTAACAGCATGTGCGGCATAGTCTTTTCTAAATTCAAGACCCCTTGCAGGCCCTTCCTTAAAGTCACGCTCTTGACGATCAATAACCATTTTGACAAACCGGCATGCAAGGATTTTACCGGACTTTACATCGTCTATGTATCCATTGACCACAGCTTCAATGCGGTCAATGTCTTCCTGTTTAACGCCATTTCTCATTCAATGGTTTCTCCTTTATATTGTTCCTTATCAGGATGTAAAACTCCAATTTCTATATTATCTTCCAAAATCATTACTTTGATATCAAACCCAACAATATCCCTGATGCTTTCCTTTAAGTTCTTTGCTGTGTTTTGTGATAAACAACCAGAATAGCGGAAAACAATAATATCTCCATCCTTTACACAAAGGCACTGCATGGACTCAAGAAATTTGATACCCATATCAACGGGTTCTTTTATTTCAGGATCTTCTATGAACATCTTTGGTTTGTGTCGTTTCATCTATTCCCCCCTTTCTTATTAAATGAAATCCTCCTCCTCAACTTTTGCCTTCTTGCTTTTTACCACTGCCTGCCCCAGCCGTGCCAGGGATGCAGAAGACAGGCCAAGCTCATTTAGGCACTTCTGAATTTTATCCTCAATCTTATTCATGGCGCTAAAGTAGGGATTATACATAAAGCCATCCTTTGGCCCTTTAACAATAATACTTGTGCTATTTACCCTCGCGGTACATTCTTTATAGTGTACCATATTTGTTGCCAATAGTTCAATGAGCCGGGCATTCGCAATCATAAACAGCCCATAATTTTCAAGTACCTTTTTGAAGTAATGCCATTCTCGCTTTTCATCTTTGGTAAACCTTGTTGGACATTGTGGTTTTAAGGGTTTAGCGGGTTCAGGTTCAGCTTCCGCCCTTTCTGCCTGGTCGCCATAGAGTTTGCCCTTTTGGAGTTTCAGCATGGCGGATGATTTCGGTTTGCGGCCCCTCAATTATGTAACCTTTTTAATTTCAAATATATGCCCACAGGCAGGGCACGTTATTTCTTTATTCGCCTCCCCATCTGGTTGCTCTTCTTGTGTGCTTTCTTCTGGTGGAAACCAATCTTCTGGCAATTTCACACCCCATTTTAAAAGGGGAAGGTCATCCCAGGCACTCAATAAATCCATATCCCAGGCACCCTGCTGTGTATTATCTCGAATCGTTATTTCCTTTTCTTTCTCTTCTGTAATCCCTTCCATAAGATAGGTTGGCACTTTTTCAAGCCTTAATATTCTCGCAGCTTCATATCTTTGGTTACCGGCAATAATCACCGTTTTTCCAGTACGATTAGACAAAATTAACGGCCTGGCCTCAAAAAACTTTGGATTATCCCGTATTGAATCGCAAAGGTTCTCAAACTCCTTATCCTTAATAATCCGAGGATTGCCTTCTAATTTTTTAAGGTCTGATAGCTTGCGGTATTGCATCATGTTCTCCATAGTTTTACTTTTTTAATTTCTATATTCATTTTTGTTACTCCTGGTTTATACCTGCTGCTCCAATTTCAAGAAAATATGTTTCCCTTTACCAACCCGGTTAAA